TCACCACCTTCGTAATATTGAATTTGACCATTTGCACTACCAGCTGGTTGTTGAAAGTCCCACGGTGTACCATCAAGATGTAACAAGCTATCTGTCTTAACAGCGGTGTTTGCTTGAACGTTCCCAGTTAGTGTAGCGTTACCAGTAGTGATATCACCATTAGCTAATATAACTGTGGTTGGGACTTCACCTACTGAAAAACCACCTACTGAGTTAAATGTTCTAATTGCCATTTTATTTTTCCTTATTCTTTATAACTTGTTATCATAATTTTGTAATCTACTAAATTTGATGTTACCGGGGTCACAACTAAAGTGACACTACTTGTTCCTGCATCATATAGTATTTTAAAATCTCCAACGCCGGGTCCTATTTCAGGGACATCGATAGATCCATATTCGTAATATCCCACTTCAGTACCCAATATAGTACCAAACAATTTACTTGTTTGTCTGTTCATCCCAATAGCATCAGTTGCGATTACAGTGTAATCAACTGAACAAATTGTATTAGCAGGGATGCTGTGTAGCACTTGTTCTGGTGCTGAACTTACGGTTGTCGCAAACATTACGCTTGTAGTAGAAAACTCATTTACACCTGTTCCAACTGTGATAGTATCTGTGATTAAATCACCTTGTACTGTAAGAATATTATTTTCATAATTATAGGTGAGAGTTTGACTTGCTCCTGCAAATCCATCTTCGTTGAAAATGACATATGTATCTAATCCAGGAACAACAAAGTTACCTACAATGTTGCCTTGAAATGAACCAATAAACAAATTTGAAGTTATAGTTCCAGATACAACCTGATCACCCTCAATAATTACATTGCCTATCACTGCTTCTGGTACAGTTAAATTTCCGTTGCTATCTAAAATAGGTATAGGAGGTATACCTATCGTATAACCGCCTTTTGAATTGAATGGATCTGCTGCCATGTATGGTCCCAAATATTATCTTATCTCTTATTTATCATTTTTCGACAATATGAGATTTCGTGTCCAACAAAAAAGGCTCCGAAGAGCCTTTTAAGTAACTTCCCATCCCGAGGGTAAAAAGTTTGATTCCGATTATTGGAATGTTAAATTGCTGACCGCAATTTCACCTAAGTAGTCAGCGGCATTACCGAAGCTACTTGCTGTGTTTGTCAACTCAATGTAACCATAACGTGTCATAAATGATACGACTGGTTCGAAAGTTGATGGATCTAGAACAACACCGCTTGACATCAATGGGATGTATGGGCAATAGAATGCGGCTGCATCTGTTTCACTAGAACCTTTGTATCCGACTAATACGGCTGCATCATCTGCGGCGTATGTGTTAACGAATACACGCATAGCACCATTCAATGTACCAACAAACTTAGTGTTTGTAGGAGCTTCGAATGTACCTTCTGTTGTACGTGCGAATGCACTTGTTGTTGCAGACTGTAGAACTGTTAATGCAGCTGGTGAAACAACTGCCCAGTTACCTGCACCACGACGTGTGCGTTGAGCAATCAAGTTAGCAACACGATTGATAAGAACTGCCAATGCGGCATGTTCGTCACCAACGAATGTAGCTGTACCAGATACAGTAGCTTGGTTGAATGTGAATTCAGTTGTAGCTAATGTGCTTAATGACAATAGAATTTCTTGGTCAATTTCAGCAGTAATTTCTTGTGCTAAAGCTGCCATGATTTCTGCTTCTACATCAATACCATGTTGAGACTGTGCATCTTGTGCTGCCTCAAATGTCCAACGTGCTTGCAATTTACGTGACTTAGCTTCAACAGCTTGACGTAGAATTTGAACGGAGATCTGACGACCACCATTGCCTTCTAAACTTGCTGTGTCTGCGCCAGTGTAGCTAGTAACTGTTGGGTTAGAAGCACTACCTGATGTACGTGAATATGCTTGAGCAATTTTGAATGGACTCAATGCTTCTTCACCAGCTGTTACACTTGTGCCTGCCGCGCTGCTGTCTGTTAAAGACTGAGCATAACGAACACGTAGAGTGTGAATTTGACCAACTGGTCCTGTCATTGGTTGAACACCTACCAACTCGTTAGCGATAACTGTTGGCATGACACGACGGATAACTGGTAGAATCACACGGTTTAATGTAGCGATGTTACCTGCTGTTGTTGTACCAGCTGAAGATTCAGATAGTAATTGTTTGCGAGTATTTTCAAGAATAACTTGCATTGTTGAGCGGCGAGTACCTTTAAGACCTTCGAGTAGGGCTTCTTTGGTCTCGTCCCAACGGCTTTCTAATAGAACTTGTGACATTTTTATATTCTCCTAATATGTCTTTTTTAATTAAAGCCCTGCCAAACGTCTTATGTCGATTACGTTATCACGTGGCTCAACTTCAACTTGTTTAATGGCAGCTTTATCTCCAGTAACTTCTTTACCTTCTGAAAGAACGGGTTTTTTATTCTCTTTCTTTTCATTGATATTGTTAAGTACTGCTGGTAGATACTTATCGAAAGCGACCTGTAGACGAGGTGTTTGGACGCTTTCTAGTAAATCACGCATTATTGATGCTTTTTCCTCATTAAGAGTTCCAAGCAATTCTTCCATTGTCTTTTGACGGACATTAGATTCTTTAATAATACGAACTTCACGTTCTTTTGATTCAATCAACTTCTTAGCGTTGCTGATTGTTTTAATAGACTCAGCTAATTGTTCATCTTTTGAATTTAGTTGAGTTAACAACTTGCGAGTTTCAGCCTTATCATTTAGATAAGTACCAGAATATTCACTTGCAAAAGATTCAAAGATACGGCGACCAAAATCGTTTTCACGTGCAGTCTTAATATCTTCTCTTAATTGGCTTATTTCACCCTTTAGATGTTTGGTAACGGTTTGATTCATTCTTGAAGCAGATTCAACAACAAAACGTTGTTTTAGTGCTTCTAATTGTTTCTTACCTTCTGCAACTAACTTGACCTTTGCTTCAACTACAGCTTGTTTGTCTTGTGCGAATTCTTTAATTTCACGTGAAAGAGCATGAACAATAAATTGTTCTAACTTTTCTTGACTTTCTAATTGTAATTTGCGTTCATTGCGTAGTTCTTTAATTTCTTCGGATAATTTCTCAACCATGAAGTTATTGAACTTGGCTGCATTTTCATGTAGCTTACGTTTTGCGTTTACGCGGTCTTCGTTCATTGCTTGTCTTTCAAGATTAAATTCTTCAATCTCTGTTGACAAACTTTCTGTTACCATTTTATCAAGGGCTTCAACCATTATGTCTTTGTCATGTTCATAACGTTGTGCAAATTCCTCTCGGAGTTCTGCACGTACTTGTTCTTTGGCTTCATTTAATTTAGATTCCCATGCCTCGTTTATAGCTTGGCTAGTTTCTTCATTAATAATTCCAGATTCAAGTAATGGTTTGATAGCATCTAACATGCTGTATTCCCCTTATTTAATTTTGAGGTCCTTGATGAGGCGTGTTACTTCCTCACGTAGGTATCTCTGAACTTTACTGTCGTTTTGTGCATCTTTTGCAATATCCAACATTCTATGTCCATGCTTCATATTCATCATGCCTTCATAGATTGCTTTAGGGTATGCATTAGGTGCACTTGGCTGTGCGACAATATCCACAGTGACTATTTCAAAGTCACTAACCTTTCCATTAACATCGTCAACGTTACCGCTGCCTCTGCTTGAAACTCCTAATTTTACTCCACTTTCCAACATAGTAGATACTAACTGTCCCATTGGAGTAGGTAAAATTTTTAATTTGCCAAATCCATTTGCACCATCCATCCACATACTACTAATCATATGTGATACACGGTCTAAATTGATTTTTAAATCATCCGGGTGATCTACCTCACCCAATACAGAATAACCTTCTGATATTTGTTTGTTTAAAGTTTCTACGGCGTTTTCAATTTCAGATACGGGGTAAACTCGCTCATTTGCGTTTTTTACCCCACCCTGAATGAAGATGCCTTTCATATAAAGGCTCTTCAAACTACCTTCACCAGAGCTTTCTACGACCATGCTAGCACGGTCGAAAGTTAGGTGTTCTTTAAGATACAAAGCCATTATCTTAGGTATTCTTTACTTAACAATTTTCTTAGTGATCTTGCGTGACTCACTAGTGATTGATTTTGCATTGCTACCATTATCACCATGTGTTGGTTTTGGTGCAGCTTCGCCTTTTTCAGAGAAGTTGTTTTTACCTGGAGCATTTTTAAATTGTCCTGCGCCTTTTAGGTCTTTAGTAGCTGGGTTCAATACACCACCTTGTGTACCACCTTTACCGCCGTCACCTGTTGTGAAGTTAACAGCTTTTGCACCGTTACTAGATACTTTAGAACCGCCGCTTACGATAGACTTAGCATTTTGGCCATTGTCACCGTGTACTGGATTTTTAACTGCGATTAGATTTGTAGATTCTTCAAGAGTATCTTCATCTTCCGAGTCTTCGGATTCTTCTAAGTCATCTTCTTCTTTGGCTTCCATCATCTCATCGCCCATGTCGTCACCGTTCATGTCGTCATATTCTTCACTGCCTTCTTTGCCCATGAGTTCTTCGAATTCAGCCATCAACTCGTCTAGTTTATCTTCTAAATCAACTACACGGTCTTCCAAATCACCTTCTTCTTCGTCGCCCATTTCATCGCTGTCTAGGTCGACTTCCATATCACCTTCGCCGTCATCCATTTCAATGTCAGCAAATTCATCTTCTTCTTCGGTCATGCCTTGTTCTTCAGCAGAGATTTCATCTAGTAAACCTTCAACTGGGCTGTCTGTCATTTCTTCGTCCATCATTGATTCATAGATTTCGCGGCTTTTCTCAACTACGATATCGTGAAATAATGCACGGGCTTGATCCTCGTTCTCATTGATAATTAAGTCAATCAGTTTTTCAAATTTTTTGTTATCCATTATGTGGTTCTCCTGAGTTAAATGGCTTGTGTAGAATTATTTATAGAGTATGTGCCAAAACAGCACAATAAGATAGTATTTTTTGCGTTTTTAGCAAAGATATACTGAAATTGATTATAAACCAGGTGTTTCTGGTGCTACAGGAGTATATTGTTTACGAACTTTTTTAAGATTTTTTGCTTTTTCAAAGTTACGCACATCAAGCATTTTACGTAATTTGCGTACCTGTCTTAATGTTAACTTTGTTTTTCTAGTTTCGCCCCATTTCCATTTACTCTGGTCCTGACCAGCATCTTGGTAACCTTGAATCGGGGCGTCATACATTTCAAAAAGTTTCATATAATTATTTATTATTTTTTATATATATGTCCAATATTGGACTTATTATCTACAATACGCTGTAAGAATTGGTCGCTATAAGTTTCATCTTTAAGAAAGACCGCAACAAAATCATCCCAACCTCCACCTTGTTGAACATATGACTCTAGGAGGATATTATTAATATTGTTTCTTTTACCCCAAGTAATTAGTGCTTTACCTGCGTCCGGATAAAATCTCCAACAATC